AAAGTATACGATTGACTTGGTAGTAGATAACGATACTGCACAGTCTCTCAAGAAAGAGGGGTTCAATGTGAAGTTCGATAAGGAAGAAGGCCCGACCATCACAATCAAACGTAATGTCAATGGCCCGAATGGTATGATTCGTAAAGCCCCTAGCCTCATGGACAAGGACAAAAACCAGTTGGACTGTCTCGTGGGCAATGGTTCTAAGGTGCGTGTACAGGCACGACCTTGGGAAATAAATCGTAACGGACAACAGTACAAAGGTTTAGAACTACAGGCTGTTCAGGTTCTTAACTTAGTACAGTACAGCTCAGGTGATGGCGATGAGTTCGATACGATTGTAGAAGAAGCGGAGGTTGATGAGCTATGAGTGTCACCTACAAATACGATGATAAAGTGTATGACCCGAATAACTTTAAGGACGAAGCTAAAAGTTATTTTAATCAGGTGGTACAATTACAAGCTGAGATTGAAACATTGCATAAGCAAGTTGCGGTGCTTCAGGCAGCCTCAATTACTTTTAATCAACGTATTCGAGAACAACTTACGGATGAAATGTTACTAGGTGATACTCCATATGAAGAGTTCACAGACGAATCCGTAGAAGGAGGTGTACTTTAAAATAAACCTGACCTTTGGGGTATGTCATTAAACTACCCCCTAACTTTAATTACAGGAGGATACAATGGGCTTCGTTAAATATCACCAACCATGCCCCGAATGTAACTCAAGTGATGCCTGTTCTATCAACGAAGATGGTTCGGCCTTTTGCTTTAGTTGTAATACAAGAATATCTAACTACGAATTAGGAGGCAACATCGAAGAACTAAAGGTACACCGCATGAACAGCGTAAACGAAATTGAAGGGAGCTTTACTGCTCTCAATGATCGTGGTATCTCGTTAGCCACAGCTAAAAAATATAACGTAAAATGTATCACTAATCGTGAAGGAAAAGTGATACGGCATTTCTACCCGTACTGCGTAGCTTCTGAGGTTACTGCCTACAAAGTTCGAGAAGAAGGTAAACACTTTACTTGGCGAGGTAACTCACAGGGTACAGGTCTGTTCGGCCAATCATTATTTAAAGACTCTGGAAAGTTTATAACACTTGTCGAGGGTGAGTGTGATGCCATGGCTTCGTTTGAAATGATGGGTTCTAAGTGGCCTGTTGTGAGCCTTAAGTCTGGTGCGTCAGGAGCAGTACGGGATGTCAAGAACTCAATTGAGTTTCTTGAAAAGTTTGACTGCGTGGTTATTAACTTTGATAACGACAAGGCAGGACTCGAAGCTTCCAAGAAAGTCGCAAGACTTTTAACTCCCGGCAAAGCTAAAATACTTTCGCTACCCGATGACTTCAAAGACCCCAACGATATGCTGAAGGCAGGGCGTGGGCGCAGTTATCTGGAAGCGTGGTGGAACGCCAAACTCTACACACCTTCTGGTGTCCTGAACATCTCTGAAAAGAAAGCAGAGTTTCATAATAGAGAATCAAAAGACAGCGTACCTTATCCATGGGAAGGTTTAAATAAAAAGCTACATGGATTAAGGCGTGGTGAGCTTATGACATTGACAGGCGGTACAGGTCTGGGCAAGTCTTCTGTCACACGAGAGCTTGAGCATTGGCTTATTACCAACACTAAAGACAACGTAGGTATCATTGCACTCGAAGAAGATTGGAGGCGTACTGTGGACGGTATACTTTCGATTGAAGCTAACGCTCGTTTGTACATTGATCAAGTAAGAGATGAGTTTACCGAAGAACAATTAAACCAGTTCTTTGATAACGTCTACGATGGTGAGAACAAGGATCGTGTCTGGATTCACAGTCATTTTGGTATCACTGACATTGATGAGATATTCAGCAAGCTAAGGTTTTTGATTATTGGTTGCTCATGTAAATGGGTAGTAGTAGATCACTTACATATGCTAGTGTCTGCAATGTCTGATGGCGATGAGCGTAGAGCAATAGATAATATTATGACAAGGCTTCGTAGTATCGTAGAAGAAACTGGAGCAGGTCTTATATTAGTAAGCCACTTACGCAGAGTCGATGGCAATCGTGGACATGAGAATGGAATCTCAGTAAGCTTGTCACACTTGCGAGGTTCACAAAGTATTGCTCAGTTATCTGATTGTGTTATCGCATTGGAGCGTGACCAACAATCTGATGACCCACAAGAAGCCAACACGACCCACATGAGAGTGTTAAAGTCTAGGTATACAGGTGACGTAGGGATGGCAACACACTTGCTTTATGATCGTGAAACTGGTAGACTAGGCGAGACATTTCCACAAGATGATACAGAGATAGAACTATGAACTTAGTATTTGATATTGAGACTGATGGGCTTGACCCACATAAAATCTTCTGCATATCTGCAATGGATGTAGATACACAGGAGCAGAAGAACTTTGATGTAAGTAATATTTGCAATGGTCTTGCTTACTTAATGCAAGCAGATAAATTAATCGGACACAACATTATTGGGTTTGATATACCTGCAATTAAAAAACTATATCGTGTTGACTTGTCTGACAAAAAGATTGTAGATACACTGGTGCTGTCAAGATTATTTAATCCAGTACGAGCATCGCATAGCCTAGAGGCGTGGGGCTACAAGCTTGGGTTTCAGAAGATAGACTTCGATAAGTACGATGAATACTCTGAAGAGATGATGGAGTATTGTGCTAACGATGTTCAATTAAACTTAAAAGTTTATGAGGCTTTGAAGCGTGAGAGTAAAGGCTTTACATCAGAGAGCGTTAACCTTGAGCGTGATACTTATAAAGTAATTACCAAGCAACGTGAACATGGGTTTATGTTGGACATAACACTTGCTCAGAAGTTACTCGAAGAGTTTGAAAAAGAAATTAAACTAACTGAAAAGGAGGTACACAAAACCTTTAAACCTAGAATAGACAGACGAGTTATCTACCCACAGCACACTAAGGATGGAGTGCTACGTAAGATGGGGCTTGACACCAAAGGTAAGCAGACTCGATTGACTGATGATGAGTATGACATATTTGACAAAGGACAGTCTACCACCGTTGTAAGAGAGACAGAGGAACCATTTAAGTTAGGTTCACGACAACAGATAGGTGAATACTTACAGCAGTTTGGTTGGAAGCCAAAAGAGTTTACACCTACGGGGCAACCCAAGGTTGATGAGAAGATATTAAACAAGGTTAAGGACATACCTGAAGCCACGTTGATTGCAAAGTATTTAATGTTGCAGAAACGTATTGCACAGGTATCTTCTTGGTTGACGTTTTTACCTGAGAACCTCATAGAAAACTCTGAGGGATGCGTTGAGTTGTCGGCACGAGTACATGGTTCTGTTATTACCAACGGGACTATTACAGGACGTATGTCTCATCGAGATCCTAACATGGCACAGATTCCTAGCTTGGCCTCACCCTACGGTAAAGAGTGTAGGTCTTGTTGGACAGTAGCAGACAAGTTTAAGTTGGTGGGTATTGATGCAAGTGGACTAGAGTTAAGAATGTTAGCGCACTATTTAAATGATGAGGAGTTTACAGATGACATTATCAACGGAGATATACACACAGCTAATCAAAAAAGGGCAGGTCTTAAATCAAGAAATCAGGCAAAAACTTTCATCTATGCCTTCTTATACGGAGCTGGAGATGCTAAAATTGGAAGTGTCATTGGAGGAAACAAAGCAGAAGGTAAACGAGTTAAGCAATCTTTTCTTGCTAATTTCGGAACACTTAAGACTTTTAGAAATAGAATTACGAGAGAAGCTGAACAAAACGGGTTCATCAAGGGATTAGATGGGCGTAAGATATTTATTCGTAGCGCTCATTCAGCACTTAATTCTTTGTTGCAGGGTGCAGGTGCTATCGTAATGAAACGTGCTTTGATAATCTTTGATGAGTTAATTAAAGAAAATAATCTTCTTGCAAATTGCGTAGCTAATGTACACGATGAATGGCAAGTCGAAGTTCTCGAAGAAGAAGCAGAACAATTAGGTCAATTAGGGGTTGACGCAATACGTGCTGCTGGTGTATACTACAACCTTAACTGTCCTCTGGATGGTGAATACAAGATAGGAGGTAACTGGAGTGAAACTCACTAGACAAGAAAGATATAGAGCTATAGAATCTAATCCGCAAAGCAGGGACTATAAATTAAATATGCTTCGATTAGCTAAAAAGAGATCAAAGAAAAGAAATATCTTTTTTAATATTACTATTGAAGATATTGAGATAGGAGAAAAATGTCCTATACTTGGTACACCATTTAAAGTTGGTCGTGCAAATTGGCAAGACTCACCAAGCCTTGACCGTATTGACAATCGAAAAGGTTATGAGAAAGGTAATGTGATTGTTGTTTGTATGATGGCAAACTCAATTAAAAACCAAGCTACCCCATCACAAATAAAAAAGGTTGCAGACTTCTATGAAAAACTCTACGAAGAAAAATCTATCAACGCTAGTTGAAGACATATATCAAACCGTAACAGACATTACAGGTGGCGATAAAGAAGTTCCTGACGAACTTTTAAATGAGCTTGGACAAAAGATTGCACGTACAATTAAAACGTGGTCTACGCCTCAGCATCATAATAAGTTTATGTTAAGAATGTCTAATATAGGTAGACCTGCTCGACAGTTATACTACAGCCAGAAAGATACACAAGAAATAAAACACCATGCGTCTACTCAGATTAAATTTCTGTATGGGCATATCATGGAAGACCTGTTAATATTTTTAACTAAACTTTCAGGACACTCTGTAACTGATGAACAGAAAGAAGTATTAGTAGATGGTGTGTTAGGACATATGGACTGTAAGATTGACGGTGAAGTTATAGATATTAAAACTGCATCAGGCTTTGGGTTTAAAAAGTTTAAAAACAAAACACTTGCAGAAGATGATCCGTTTGGTTATGTCAGTCAGCTTGCAGGTTATGAAAGAGCAGAGGGTACAGACAATGGAGGATTTCTTGCGTTAAATAAAGAATCTGGTGAGCTTACTCTCTATCAACCAGAAGACTTGGACAAACCAAATGTAAATACTTTAATATCTAATATCGAAAGCGCACTTAAAGGAGATGCACCGCCCAATAAATGTTACAAACCTATTAAGTCTGGGTCAAAAGGTAACATGAAACTTCCAATGGGCTGTGTTTATTGTAGCCATAAGTTTGTTTGTAATGCGGATACAAATGACGGTAAAGGTTTACGAGTATTTAAATACGCAAAAGGTTTGGAGTATATGACAAAGGTAACATCATTACCAAAGGTAGAAGAAATACAATATGAAAGTTAAACAAATAAATAAAAAGGTTGATGACCTGTTAATCAACTGGTTAAAATCAATTGTGTCTGATGAAGAACAAGACCAAATAAACTATAAAAATTATAAACAGTTTTTACCTAAAGAAGAATACATTCAAAAATTTAGAACAAATTATTTATCTATGTACACAAGACGATGGGCTAAACAAAACATTAAAAAATTGCTCAGAATAAATTATAAGTTGGAGGATATAACTATAAAGCATTTAGAAAAATTAACAGAAATAAATTTAACTAATGATAAAACTATATCTGCTAATGACCAAGTATTATGAAACGTAAACCAAGAGTAAAACGACCGCGCAAAGAAAAGATAAAGGGGTATGATAGTGTTTGGGAATATATACTACATGATACTTTGCTTAAAGATTGGGAACACCACGCAGAAAAAGTAACCTATGTTGTAGAACATACCTATCAACCAGACTTCACAAGGGCTTTACAAGGAACATTAATTCTGTTAGAATCTAAAGGTAGGTTTTGGGATCACGCAGAGTATTCTAAATATATCTGGGTAAAAAAACATTTACCTATTAATGTAGAGTTAGTCTTTCTGTTTGCCAACCCATCTGCACCTATGCCGGGAGCTAAAGTACGCAAGGACGGAACTAAAAGAACGCATGGGGAATGGGCAACTGCTAATGGATTTCGTTGGTACACAGAAGATACTTTACCTGATGAATGGGTAGACCCTGCGTCTAGAGAAACAGATGAATTTAATGTACGTCAACAAGAGCTACAAGAATTGGAGGACAAATATGCCAGCTAATAAATTTAAAGATTACTTTAATTACTATAGTGGAGACTCTAATAAATCTTCATACGAAATAAGAGAGGAGCTTGTAAATAATCCGAAACATTATAACGAAGGAGACATAGAATGTATTGACGCAATGGAAGCTATGCTTACGAAAGAAGAGTTCGTAGGTTTCTTGCGAGGTAATTCTTTTAAATATAGATGGAGATTTAAATACAAAGATACGCCTACGCAAGACTTAATGAAAGCTAAATATTACGAAGATAAACTATTAGAGATACATAGAAAGTCGGAGGTAACTACAAGTGATGGATCGCAAAGCGGAACGGACTGCTAAATTTAACCGCAACCAACAAGCCAAACACAAACAAAAAACTAAATCAAAGAAAAGGAAACATGAAGATGACTTTGAAGACACAGGAATATCTTGGGATTCAGATAGACTTAGGCCGCGAAAAAAAACTGAGTGAATTTTCAATTAACACATTACAAAACAGATACTTTTGGGAGAATGAAACTTATGCACAACAAGCTTTTGCTAGGGCTTCGGTCTTTGGCGCAACGTACAAAGAACAGACTGACTATGATCTTGCACAACGACTTTATAACTACGCAAGTCTATGCTGGTTTATGTTTAGCACCCCTATACTTAGTAACGGGGGAACCACTCGCGGTCTTCCCATTAGCTGTTTTCTTAATTATGTTCCTGACTCAAGGTTTGGTTTATCTGATCATTACGATGAGAACATATGGCTTGCGAGCGCAGGTGGAGGTGTCGGTGGATATTGGGGTGATGTTCGCAGTAATGGTACTGGCACTTCTAACGGTAGCAAGTCTACTGGTTCTATCCCTTTCATGCACGTTGTAGATTCCCAAATGCTTGCCTTTAATCAGGGCGTAACACGCAGAGGAAGCTACGCTGCATACATGGATATAAGCCACCCTGAAGTAGAAGAGTTTATCGCAATGCGTAAGACTACAGGAGGTGACTTAAACCGTAAGTGTCTTAACCTGCACAACGGAGTTAACATCACAAACGAATTTTTAGAAGCAGTCAAAGAAGATAAAGACTGGAGATTGATTGACCCTAAAAGTAAAGAGGCAGTCAAGAGTGTAAGCGCAAGAGATTTATGGTGGCAGATACTACACACACGATCTGAAACTGGTGAGCCTTACATTGTTAATCTAGACAACTGCAACGAAGCATTGCCACAACAACAGAAAGACTTGGGACTACAGGTACGCCAAAGTAATCTGTGTTCTGAAATAACTTTGCCAACTGACGAAGAACGCACCGCAGTCTGCTGTTTATCCAGTGTTAACCTAGAAAAGTTTGACGATTGGAAAACTTGTAATAACTTTATTGAAGACCTTGTAACTATGTTGGATAATGTTATTGAACATTTTATTGATAGCGCAGTGGATACAAACGAACTAGGAACCTATCGTGCTAACGCAGACCGCTTTAAAAATTATATTAAGGAGGGAAAGAATGGATATAAAAAATCAGCTTATTCAGCTTATCGAGAAAGGAGCATCGGCCTTGGAGCAATGGGGTTCCATAGTTATCTCCAAAGTAAAGGAGAACCATTTGAAGGCTTGTACGCGACTTCAACAAACCATAGAGTATTTAAACACATTAAGGATAGGGCTGTTCAAGCGAGTACAAAACTCGCTGAGAGTCGGGGCGAAGCGCCTGATATGGTTGGTAGTGGATTGCGTAACGCTCATCTTCTCGCTGTTGCTCCTAATGCTTCTTCTTCCATTATTTGTAATGGGACATCTCCTAGTATTGAGCCTACGAGGGCTAACGTCTATACTCACAAAACTCTAACGGGTTCGTATAAAGTACAGAACAAATATCTAGAAAAACTTTTGAAGTCTAAAAAACAAAATACTCCAGAGATTTGGAAAGACATCTCTGCTCACGGAGGATCAGTACAGCACTTAGATTTTTTAACGGATGAAGAAAAAGAAATATTTAAAACTGCACCAGAGATAAACCAGATATGGGTGGTTGAACACGCACATCAAAGGCAACAATACATCTGCCAAAGCCAGAGCGTTAATTTATTTTTTGCTCCTCCAAAAGCTACGGAAGCACAAGACATACACGATAATTTTCTTCAGTATGTAAATGACGTACACTGGTATGGTGCAAAGAATCTCAAGTCTCTGTACTATCTACGCTCTGATGCAGCACGTAACGCTGAGAATGTCAACATTAAAATACCGCGAATCAATCTAGAAGATGTAGAGTGTATCGCTTGTGAAGGGTAGCTGGTACTGGTGGGATATTTGGTGTAAAGCTTTAGGTACGAAGGCTTTTAAAGACAAGAAACGTGCCGACAGAGTAGCATACATCCGTACAGGTTGGGTGTTACTACACATAGCCACCTGTTGTTTTATTATAGCAGGTAATTGTAAATTATTATTTTTTTAAAGGAGTCGATATGAACGATGAAGTATGTAGCTGGATATTAGGTGTTGTGGTTGTAGAACTGATAGCAGTAATTGTTATGCTGGATAAAATATATGATGCGCTAAATTGTGTGGGTATATAGATTATGAAAGAAAAATATTTAAACGCACTACACAAAAGATATATTGCAGACGTAGAAACAGCAAGGGCTAATCTTGAAACTTATTTTAATAATACAGTTGGTGTTGCAGAGCATCTTGCACCTTTAGAATCTATGGATAAATTAGTAGGTCAAATTGCAGAGGCAGAAGATAAACTTAGAATTATTCGGGAGGAAATAAATGAGCTTACTTAGCACCAGAGATTACTATAAACCTTTTGATAACCCGTGGATGTTTGACTATTACGTACAGCAAAATCAAATGCACTGGTTTCCAGAAGATGTACCTTTACACAATGATGTAAAAGATTGGCAAGACTTAAGTGACAGTGAACGTAATCTGCTTACCCAGATATTCAGATTGTTTACACAGTCAGACGTTGACGTAGGCTCAGGGTATATTGATAAGTATATGCGTATATTTAAGAAGCCAGAAGCCCGTATGATGATGGCTTCGTTTGCTAACATGGAGTCCATACACCAACACGCATATAGTCTGTTGTTGGACACCGTTGGTATGCCTGAAGTTGAATACAAAGCCTTTGCAGAATATGAATCCATGCGTGACAAACATGAGTACATAAATAAAATAAAGGTAACTTCAAAGGATAAAGAAAGTATTGCAAAAGCTTTAGCAGTATACAGTGGGTTTACGGAGGGGCTACAATTGTTTAGTAGCTTTGCTATACTCTTGAACTTTCCACGATTCGGAAAGATGAAGGGTATGGGTCAGATTATAACGTACTCGATTCGAGATGAATCCTTACACGTTGAGGCCATGACTCAATTGTTTCGAGAGTTTATTAAAGAGAATATAGAACTGTGGACTGATGATCTCAAGAAAGAAATCTATCAGGCTTGTCGAGATATGGTAGACCTTGAAGACCAGTTTCTTACGTTGGTGTTTGAACAGGGAGATATTGAGGGGTTGTCCAGAGCTAACATGAAAGCCTACATACGCTACATAGCAGACCGTAGGTTGTTACAGCTTGGACTAAAACCAAACTATAAGATAAGTAAAAACCCTTTAAATTGGTTGGATGATGTATTGGGTGTAGAACACCAGAACTTTTTTGAGGGACGCTCTACTTCTTACATGAAGGCAGGACTGCGAGGTAATCCAGAGCGAGTAGCGTTTGCATGAGCAAGCAAGGTAACATTATATCCTTTGGAGTGTTTATAGATAGCAAAGGTAATCTGGTAACAGAGTTTAAACATCTACCTGTAGAAAAAGTATCTACGATATTTGATAAACACGACACGCCCTTTGTTCAAAAGATAATACGAGATACGAAGCCCAAACTTGAAGGGCTTCACTCGTACCTTGAAACAGAACTCAACAGTTTAAAATAATTATTTAATCTGTTTAATATTTAGTTTACGATTCATCACTATCTTTTGGGAGGTTTCTAAAACAAACTTGGAGTGTTCCTGAATCATTTTAAAAAGCTCCTTACGTAGTTCTATATCGTCTGTCTTTATAAACATCGCTCCAATATGATTCATTGCATCAGCGTTGATACGCATGGTAGAAGTTTCTGGAGTCTCTATTATTTGGAACACATCTTCCATTACCATTTTACCTTATTCGCCCAAAAAGCAGCGCTCATCTTACCCTTGCGGATATTCTTACCATGACGAGCTTTAAACGATTTACGTTTAGCTTTCATACGAGCTGATTCACCCTTCTTAGGTTTACCAGCCGTACCCCTTACTGTGCCTACCTTCTTACCCTGTTGACCAAAGCGAATAGTTTTTATTTTATCACCTTCTTTAGCTACAACGATATGAGATTTGGTAGGGTGATTGGGGGTTCGTTTGGGTTTATTGTATCCACTAACTCCTGCACGTTTTAATCGTGAGTCTTTAGCCTTACCGCCTTTTTTAAAATCTTTTCGTTGATTTTCATCTGATCCAATAATCATTTTTTACGATACCCCCTTGTCTTTTTAGCGATACGTTTAGGTTGCTTGCTATGCTGCTTACCTTTTTTTGTATCGGCTCTTTTCTTTCGCGTAGTTGCGGCATACTCTTTAGAACTTAAAGCTTTGATAGCCTTCTCAGGCAAGTAGCGCTCTCCAGTTTTACCCGAAGGTTTACCAGATTTAGTGCGCCACTTTTGTTTAGTCCAAGATTTAAGACTACGCTGAGATTTTTTGAGTGCCATTACTTCTTCTTCTTAGCCATGCCACCACCACGCATACCTTTCTTCATCATGCCGCCACCGCGCATACCTTTCTTCATGCCAGTTTTCTTAGCCATGCCACCGCCCATCATTTTCTTTTTAGCCATACCTCCACCGCGCATGGGAGTTTTTTTAGTGCCTTTCTTCATGCCCGTTTTCTTTGTTCCTTTTGCCATACTAACCTCCTAAAAAGTTTATTGCGTTTCTGTAATATCTCATCTACTTTATAATTTCCATAGGTGCGATCATAGTATCCTTTACTTCGGAGTTTCTCTGAAGCTCTTTCGAGAAGGCTTAATCGCTGTATGAAAATCATAGAGTAAACATCATCTACCTCAGTCTCAAAAGAATCTGATTCGATAATCTCATTTACGTCATCTTCAGGGTGAAACCCCATGACATAAATATCTTTATCATGGAAAGCATCGTTTGATATAGCCTCGTTAATGCCTTCCAAGTACCCATGAAATCTATCGGGTTCTAGTTCATATTCTAAGTCTACCAGAATAATAAGTTCGTATTTGTCATTGTAATGCGATATGTTTTCGTAAAGTTTTTCTGGTGACAAATCATATTTAAACTGTATGTCTACCTTGTTATCTATCCAAGCCTTTGCTGCATAGGGACAAGGAGGAAACCCATTGTAGTTTTCGTTTGCTTTTTCTAGAGAATGTTTAGACCAATCTCTAATCTCTTTACGTATACTCTCTTCTAAATGTTTATTTGTATCCACCGCCAGCCTTCTTGTATTGTTGCGCTAACATCTGTGCTTTTCTAGCACTCCACTGACCAGCTTTACCACCTTTAGTTCCTGCTTTTATTTTATTAAATAATCTTTTACGCATTGCTGGCTTCGTATAGTTACCAGCCTCGTTTACTCTTGATTTAGATTTTTTCTTTGTTTTCTTTTTTGCTGCCATTTATAAACTCCACCATAATAAAAGTCCTACTAAGTAACCATTGAGTATCATTAACAACGTACCTAGCATAACTAATACGTTAATGATTATTAATTCGTTCTTAATCTTTACGCTTGTCTTTACGGCCATCTGCCCTTGCTATCCTATCTACATCGGGTTTAACGCCCATTACTGAGCGACACATAGCATCAATACGTATCAGGTCATTATCTAATTGCCTGACTCTATCTATTAAAGTAACTATCATATCCTGTTGTGTATCGAGCTTTTTATTTACACCCGTAATTAAAGATTTAAACAGTACCCAGACAAGGTATCCTAAGCCTCCTGCACCCACCGCAGGAACTCCGATAGTTTCAATAGCTTCTATCCAACTAATTTCCAATTTGATACCACTCCGAAATCATGCCTATAGGTATTACCATAGGAGTATTTACTATGTCTTTATCCTTTTCTTCGGTGTATAAATCTGTTACCAGAATAATAGCTTCGTCTGTTTCGCCAACAAGATAACCTACCGTCTTGCGTTGAACAGGCTTGAGTTGTTGTGCATCTTTTAAAGGATAGTCTTCTGATTTAATCCAAGCATCTCCCCAATGCACTTCGGCTATTGGGAACTCTCGCATTACTTTTTACCCATAAACTTAGCAGCACCCCTGAATCCAAAGCTGGCGGCTACAATTGTACCTAGTAAGTATTGATACCAATCAGGACACTCTGCTAGAGCAGTAAAGAAATTTGACACACGCTCTTCTTCTCCAAACAGTAACAACACTAACGGAAGTGTAAAGATTATAGTAAGCCACTCGTCCTTCCAAGAATCTGCGCTGGCTTCAGCTTGTGTTAAGTCCCAATCTATTTCGCCAGTAGCTTTCTTTTCCATAACATTTGCTTCGGCTTCTGCCTTAGCTACTTTCATACGAGTAACTGCTTCTGCCTTTTTGACTCGCCCTTCCATCCACGTTGAAGCTATCTTTGCAACAGGGCCAATTAACATCTGTATCATTTGAATAACTCCTCTATCAGTTTGTCTGTTTGTCTTTGTACATTTTCAAATTGTTTATCTATAGTCTTTCTTTGGGCTGCTATGCTTTGAGTCTCACGTTCCTCTCGCGTACCTTTAGGAAACTTCACAACCGTTTCTGCAACTGCTTGTGGGATTGTCCGTTTCACTAGTAACTCCACACCCAAGGTCTTGGGCGATCTCCAGAGTCTTCGATGTCATCTAAGTGTATGAACCTTCCTTTGCCTTTTTGCTTTACTCCGATACCTGTAAATCCAGCGTTTAAGGCTGCTCTCAGCACCACATAGGCATCTAAACCAGACACCCCTATGTCTATAGCTCTTCCAGTTGTATGTGCGCCCGGAGAGTTTTTACGGGCTTCTATAGGATGTTTAACACACCGATAGGCAGACGTAACAATAAATGGAAAACCTAACTGTTCTCGAAGTTCAGAAACTTTGTCCATAAATGCTTCGTTCATACCATCTTGATCACAACAGCTACATCGTAGTTCTTCTGGTGTAAAGTATTTCAAAGTTGTTTCTCCTAGTTTAAACTGCAAACGAACTTCCGCATCCACAAGTTGTCTGTACGTTTGGATTGCGAATTACAAATTGTGATGAGAAATGATCAGTAGAGTAATCAATTTCTGCACCGTTTAAATACTGTAAACTCAGTGGGTCTACAACTAACGTAACGCCATCAGTCGTAACAGCCTCGTCATCTTCTTTCTGGTTATCAAAGGTAAAGCCATACTGAAACCCAGAACAACCACCACCCTGTATAAAGACTCTTAAGTTTATATTATCGTTTACATCGGGGTCTTCGTGGATAATTTCTTTAACTTTCTGAGCAGCAGAACTGTGAAATATTAGACTCATAACTACCCTCCTAATGAAATAATCCAAATAAATCCTATGATAATTCCAAGTATTGCAAGAATCCCTGCAACACCAATAATCAAATCAAATATCTTCTGCTTCAAAACGATGCGGTCATGTATGAGTTTCTGGCGTTTCTCGCGTATCTGTTTCTCCTGTGCCAGTAAGTTATCCCATTCGTCTTTGCCCCATTGCCACATGATAAGCTCTCGAAGCTGCGCTCTCTGGTCACGCATTTTCTTCTGTGCTATAACTGCGTCCATCGCCTCAGCTTGAACTGACTTAGCGTTGGCTAACTTTTTAAAGAACGGAGGATTCTCTGCACGTTCTCTTGCTTTGTTTACATCCGAACAGCACTCAAACCAACGGCTTATGTGACTCATACAGTCTTCTATTTCCCTACCGCTTTGAACCAGTTTAGAGACTTGATTAACTGCTTTTCCTGCCAGCGTTATGGCTGCGGTCACGGTTAATGGGTCTGGCATTTTTATCTCCTCGTATTAGCTAATGCTCTTAAAACTTTTCCTCCTGTGTTAAATTTAATAGGTTTCTTACCTTTTCTTTTTACTGTGAAAGCCTCGTCCATTCTATGTGTTTTTTTAGCCCCTTTAGCAAACACTAATTTACCTATTTGTATTACTTGCTCTGCGCCAAGTAAAGGCTCCATTGTTTTTTCATCATAGAAAAAAGAGTGTCTATATGGATTAAAACCTACTTGAATCCAAGTTTCATCTCCTTCTTTAATTCCTTTTAATATATTTTCAGCCAACTCTGAAGCTTCTTCTGTCGTTGCGTTCTGCCATTTACCTTCCATCCTTGCAAATGTAGATTTAACATTTTTAAGTTTAGCTACTCCTAAAGCAGCTTTAGGCGATGTTAAAAATGTTACATTATTTAAAATAGCTGTTTTTCCATAGGCTACTGAGTCTTTTGTTATTCGGTCATGAATACTTACAATCCATTTACCGTAATCATTATAAGATGGTATATCTAGTCTTGTCTGAATAGAAGTGCCATCTTTAATAAATACATTTTTTCCCACTATTCCTTTATTAATTTTGTTAGCAGCTAAACTAAATGCTATGTCTTCATCAGTTGGAATTGCTTCAAGTTTTTCTTTTCTTTGAACAGGAAGTTTTTCTCGTACAATCTTATCATATTGAACTTCATCTATTATGTTTTCGTCTAAATCTAAAGCAGCTTTAGCTACATCAGGATCTTGTTCTTGTTTAAATCCTTCTTGTTGTTTTTTCCACGTTTCTTTTTTAATTGGATCTGGTGTAATAACTTCATCAGTAGAAAAAATACCTTTAGGTTTTGCTTTTTCCACACCCTTATTGTCGTATAAAATTTTTGGTTTTAAATCATCTTGAGTTTTTCCTGCTTTTTCTAAAACCTCTTGAAACTTATCAACAGCCCTACGAACAAGCGCACCAGACATCTTACGTTGTCGAAGACTTCCTAGCACTCTGCCACCTTGATTAGACATTAAACGCTTTTCAGGATCTTCTTCATCTATACCTAACGTTCCTGCCTGTAGGTTATAAGGTAGTCCTGTCATTTTATCTATACGTTCATCGGGTTCTGAAGTTGCTCCTGCTACATCTACTACGCCACCCTTAGCATAATAACTTGGATTAAAGTATTCAGTTCTCCTGCCCTCAACCCTGTCACGTAAAACAAAAGGAAAAGACAAATCAGTTTTTTCTTTTAATTGTTTATTAATTTCTCCAATATAAGGAAGTAGATTTGCTACATCTTCTAAAGCTCCTTCCCAATCTCCATCTTCAACTAGATTATTATAAGCACTAGCTACAGCACCTACCGCATCAGCCCCATAACTTAAAGACGCACTTGAAGAAAGAAGTATATCATCTCCTCTTCCAACATTGTATTTAAACGTAGAGGCCATGCGAGATAAAAACCAATTATTAAATTCTCCACTTAAGTCACTTGTCTTAAATAAAAAGTTATTACGAGCATTATCTAAACGAAAATAGTTTTCATTTACAAAAGGATTTTCTTCATCAGGGTCATACGTAGGTTTTGCTACGTCCCTTAAAAATTGAATAGCGCCATTACCAATAACATTTGCACCTAGTATCCTTGCAAATAGTTTTACATCGCCATCTTCAATACGTTTTATAAGTGCGTTTGTCTGTGATGTTTTAGCTTGTGTCCAAGACATGAACTGTCCTAGCTGGCGTATTACAGGGTCACGATGCTGTGTAAACAACAACCTGTTACCCACTTTAGGAACTAGCCTGTCTCTGTCCATGACTTTCATTCCAGCTCTTGTCAGTATTTCTTTTCCTACTTCATCGTCAAAAGCTTCATTAACATTTTGAAATCTTGAAAGATAAATTAAATCATCATTCTGAACTCCCATCTCTTTAATTTCTCTTTGAAGTCCTTTAGATATTTTTTTATTTTTACCTAACTTTTCTGCAACTTCAAAAGCTCTGAAAGCTCCTGCGTCAAAAGCATATCTACCTGCTACCTCTGTAACTTTTTTTAACCCTACTGCTTTAAAAAAGAATCGTTGCCAGTTGTTTAACGCATTAGTAGTTGCAGATAAAGGATCATTACTTTGTGCCATTAAAGCTCTAAACTCTAATTCAAAGTCATCATTATATTTAAGTCCTGCTTTACTATGAGGTGATCTATTAAACACCGCTTGAGAAGCAGCTTTTATAGACGTACTTTTAAATGGAGACATAAAATCTGCAAGGGCTGTAATAGTAACTCTAGGAAGATAAGCCATGTTTGCCAAGGCTACAAGTCCTTGAGCAGCTATAGAAGCAGGAGGAACATGACCGCTAAAATTTTGACCGTACTTTCCAAAAAAAGCATTTACGCTATCACGCATATAGTTTCTGTAAGTTCTATATTCTTTTGAAGTCCTGCTAATATTTGATGAATCAAAAGATTTATCTACAATTTTAAAAGCTTCTTGTATAAACTCTCCATTAGGCCCAAAAACTCTAGCAAACTCTCGAATGTTTATAGATTTTTGACCATATATAGAGAAAACTTTCTTTGCGTCTAAATCTATAAAACCTCTTTCGGCAAGTCGCTTTCTTGTTCCTGCATCTTTTATAAACCTTTCTTTTTCAAAATGGTCTAATAAAGGTCTAAATTTAAAATCTTGTCCTATGACACTTTGCTCATCGTAATGCTGTGCCAAACCTCTTTCGTCAAAATTCTTAAAAAACATTTTTTCAAATAAATTTTCAGCTTTTTTTAAATCGCCATTAAACTCACCCTCTGCAATAATTCGTTTAAATTCTGTTGGATTATTTGCAATTGCCTTAGTATCATACAATTGAGGCATACCATAATTTTTTAATTTTTTAAAATCAATTCCAATAGCATTAATACTCTGAGCTAAATCATCTCTTTGTTGTTCTAATGAGTTTGTAATACGTTTAACTTCATTAATCTGCGCTTGAGTTAACCCCTTGGAAAAATCATTTGCAACTCCTCTATACCCAACACGCAAGTCTGCAAATTTTGTAAACCCATTTAAAGTTTCTCCAACTGCTCGTAGCACATCTGAGTCTGCTCTAGACCTTCCTAAAGTTTCACCAAGTCTTTGGTTCCACTTTGTAAGTTCTGAAAACGATGTACTTTCAACAGACTTTGTAGCGCCTCCGGGCCTATCAAATAAAAGATTAGCTACCACTTTACCTACGCCACCTAAAGAATCTAGTTTTGTACTAGCCGTAGAAGCCGTTAAAAATTTTAAATTACCAGCAGCTAAAAGATCCCTAAATCCTCTTTGAACAGTCATTTCTAAAGTATCTTTATTTAATGTAGAAATATTACGGTTTGCTGCCCACTTATGCCAACTCATAAGACCTGCTCCAGCAGCCATCCAACCTAACGTATAACCGTAACCATCGTCTTCATCTAAAAAATAATGACTAGCTGTCCAACCACCCAATGCTCCAAACGTGGGTCTTGTTCCTTCACGTATTAAATACTGTAGCATACCTGAACTAAGACGTTCTTCCTTAATAGCAACATCGGCAACAGCCTCTGCTAAATCTTGTGCATCTAAACGTCTATCTAAAGTAGTATTAAAGTTACGTACAGACACAGAACCTAATTGTTCTTGTAAATCGTCTAGTTGTTTTTGTAAGGGTGCTACTTCTTTTTGTGCCGATGAACCCTTTTTTATTTTTAAATCGTTAATTTTAGCACGTACAGTTTTTATCTGCCTACTTAAGCCTATCATAGACTGTAGTTCTTCTGTAAGTTCTATACCTATTTTTGGATTAGGTACAAAATTAGATCCAGCCTTACTTAAATCTTCTGCTACATCACTTATATAATTTACCGTTTCTCTAGCTACTTCATACGGCCTACCTCCTAAAATAAACTCTCGATGCGCTCGAACAATTTCAGAATGACTAGCATCTGCTGGAAGTTTATTAATAGGATTTCTTTCGCCTCCACCCATATAAGGATGTTCTTTAATAAGTTCTCGAAGAGGTCGCATATCAGGAACAGGCCCGTCAACTATCTTAGGAGCGTTTGGCATTTCTACACCGTTAGCTGCTAATGTTTCTATTTCATCTACAAGATCATCGCTTTCTTTTACAGAAGCTTCTATGTCATCGGCAATTTTTTCATTCTTAGCACTTCTATTTTTTAAAAATCTTGACCTAACAACATCTGCAATTAAGTTTGTAGTTCCTCCAAAAGCAGCACCTACCGCTACCATATAAGGATCTACAGAGCCTTCGTTCACCTCTCCCCATAAAGCCATATCAGCAGCACCAAATCCAGCACCAGCCGATGCAGAGTATAGTTTTCCTGCTTTTGCAATTCTCGTCCAAGGTATAGCCCACGCTATAGGATCAACAAAAGCAACCCCCACTCTTCCTCCTATCATCGCAGCGTCTTCATCATAAAGGCTAATACCTCTAAACTCAGGAAACTCTTTGTATATTTTTTCTAGGTCTTTTTCCTTTATCTTTTTAAGCGCTTCATCGTATGTTACATCTGAAGATGATATTGCTTTAACTCCAGCAGATACAACATCATACACGTTTGTCAAAAACATTTGTTCTCTAGCAGCACCATACGCAAATCGCCTTGAAAAATCTACTCCTTTAAATCTTTCTTCAGGGTTTGCATCGTAAGAAATATAATCATCATAGTTTATACCTAAACTTTGAACTTCTACAGTTGAAGGAAGCATATTGTTTGTTTTGGTTCTTTCTTCATCAATATATGTTCTCACCATCTTAGCAGGTAGTACAGGTGACCTTCTTTCAAAATTTTCTGTAATAGTTTTTCTGGCGTTTAAAATGTCTTCTGTTGGGGGTTTTTCTTCTATAGCTGTTGTAGGACGAGCAAACTGATCTTCTCCTACTGCTTCTCTATATCTTTCTATGTCTAAAGCCGTTGACGGCACAGGAAGTTCTGTTGATATACCAGCACTGATTAAAGGGTCTTCTGCTCTAGGTACACTAGAACTAATGGAAGCATCATCTGCTCTAGGTATACCAGCACTGATTAAAGGGTTTTCTTCTCTTTCAATTCGAGAAGCTATCTCTACCGCTTGTTCCTCTGGAGGTTTAGAAGTTACTTTATTTTCTTCAAGTTTTTTAATTTCTTTTTCAAGTTGAGGAGATTCTAAAGTATTACGAAAAGTTTGCCAATCTTGCATATACTGTTCTAATTCTAAATCTTTATGGTCATCTTCCCATTTATTAAGTTTGTTTTGTTT